CATTTCAGGTGGTATTTACTGGCTGTGAAACAGACTTTGAAGATTATCCAGATCAAAACGTGCATGGCGGAGCTATGTGGGCAAGGATGCCTATACAAGCTCTCGTAGCAGACATACCACTAGATAGGTGGCCTACACCCATGGAAGATCATTTAGCTCAACCTTGGGACTGTCTGAGTCACGACCACTCAGTAGTGGTTTTAGACCGAGTTAGCAGTTCCCCTTGGATATGCAAAATAGGCGGAGAGTTCTATACTGGCAAATATATGTTTACTGTAGATTATACAGAAAATAGTATTGCTGATGATCCGGCTCAACATAAGCAATCACATGTGTTATATTTAACTGACGCTGGAGAGTACACTGGCAATTTTGTAGCTTTACCTAACAATAGAGTAAGAGCAACAAACCCAGCTTTATGGCGAGTAGGAGAAGGTGCCCCGGACTTTTCTCCAAGCCAATGGGTGCACTCAGCAGAAGGACATGAAAGTTATATGGATCCAAATATAACCTTCAATAACTTGTATAGTGATGGAGTAGAAGAAGATTAATGGCAACATCAGGCAGTAAAGATTTTGAATTAGACGTAGCCGACTATGTAGAAGAGGCTTTTGAGCGTTGTGGATTAGAGTTGAGAACTGGTTACGATTTAAAGTCAGCCAACAGAAGTCTCAACCTAATGTTAGCTGAGTGGGCAAACAGAGGTCTAAATCAATGGACTATCACTGAAAAGACAGTAACCATGGTTAAAGATACCAAGACCTACAATGTCGATAGTACAAATGCTACGGCACCAATAGACGTTTTGGATGTATTTATTAGAGAAACAGTAAACTCTGAAACCACAGATATACCCATGTCAAGATTGAGTAGAGCGGAGTATGCACACATAACTACCAAGTCAACGACAGGAAAACCAAATCAATTTTTTATAAACAAACAACTTACACCGACAATATCAGTTTGGCCAGCGCCAGATAAAAATAGCACCTATACAGTACACATGAACGTACTTACGAGGATGGACGATGCAGATGCGGGCGCAAATACACTAGATCTGCCGTTCCGATTTTACCCTTGTTTGGCAGCTGGCCTCGCTTATTACATATCAATAAAGAGAGCTCCAGAAAGAACTAGCATGCTCAAAGCTATGTACGAGGATGAGTTTCAAAGAGCATTATCTCAAGATGAGGATAGAGCATCATTTAGGGTAGCACCAAGTTTAAGGAGTTATAACAACGCATAATGGCTTTTGCATCTGGTAAATATTCCTACGGGATCTGCGACATAACAGGCTTTAGATATAAGCTGAAAGACATGCGTAAGACTTGGGATGGTTTATTGGTTGGTCCAGATCAATGGGACGCAAAACATCCACAGCTTATGCCAAAACCAGCTCCCCAGGATCCTCAAGCAGTAAAAGATGCAAGACCAGATGTGGACGACGATAATTCAGTCTTTTTGGTTTATACTAACGTGGGTGATGGCAAACTTGGAGCGGTGTTAGATACTTTTTCTATCACATCCGCAGTCGGCGAGGTTACAGTTACAACATGAGTTTTACATTAGCAACATTAAAAACAGCCATACAGGATTATCTTGAGGTATCTGAGACGACCTTTACTAATCAACTTAACACGTTTATTAAAGAATCAGAGGACAGAATATTTTCTTTTGTTCAGCTCCCGGACCAAAGAAAAAACGTCCAGGGCAACCTAACGTCTGGCAATAGATTCTTAGCAACACCAACAGATTTTTATGCACCCATGAGTTTGGCAATCATCAGCTCAAGCACATACGATTATTTAGACTACAAACATCCATCTTTCATAAAAGAATTTTCTTCTGGCACAACCCAGGGAACACCTAAATATTACTCTTTATTTGATGAAACCTCTTTTGAGATTTCACCGATACCAGATTCAAACTATACAGTTGAATTACATTATTTAAACAAACCAGGCTCTTTAACAAGTGGTAGTGACAGTGGTACGACAGCCTTATCTACAGATTATCCAGATGCGTTGTTGTACGGAGCTTTAGTGGAAGGAGCAATCTTCCTCAAAGAACCGCCCGAAATCGTCGCTCAGTTTGAAGGCCGTTTCAAGGAGGCGATAGCTCGTATGAAAAATATATCAGAAGGTCGTGGCACACGCGACGAGTATAGATACGATTCAGTCCGCTCTAGCGTGACTTAATGGTATTAGAACATTTAGAAGGAAAAACTGTAGCGTTGGTTGGCCTGGGTGTGTCACAGGTAGATTTTGCTATAGGTTTAGAAAATTCCAGAGAGTGGGATGAAATTTGGTGTATCAACTCGGCTGGTTTAGTTTATCCGGCTGACAGGATCTTTGCATTAGATCCGGCCAGTCGTTTCTTTGATTCTGACGATGCCGGCAAACAAACCAATGCCATGATAAAACTTATGTCCACGTCGGATGTGCCTATATACACTTGCGAGGAAGATCCCAGGATAAAAAACCCTGTGAGATACCCTGTGGAAGAAGTTTGTAACGCTACTAAATGTGCTTACATGAACACTACAGTGGCTTTTGCTATAGCGTATGCTTTGTATAACAAAGTTGGTCGCATAGATCTATTTGGCATAGATTTTTCATACAAACAAAACATGCACTTTGCAGAAGCGGGTAGAGCTTGCGTGGAATTTTGGATTAGTAAATGTATGAGCGAAGATATTATTGTCGGTATTAGCGGTAGATCTACAGTCCTAGATTCTAACGTGCCAGCCACGGAAAAACTGTATGGTTTTCATAGACTAGATAAACCATTGGTTGCAGTGCCGCATGAGGGCAAATTTATTATTGGGCCTTTTGATGAAATCAATGAACAGCTGGAACACTATGGCCTTAAAATCAATGAGGATGTTGTACCACCAGAACCATATAAGGGGTAATTATGAGCGCTAAGGGAGATTTTGTTCTTGGAAATATCGAGGTCCATTCAACACAAAACAAAGGTCACGATCCAGAATTTTGGGCAGCACAAGCTACAAAAAAGATTGTCAGCATATCAGATGGTGCGCCGGAACATATCAAACAACAAGCGTTAGCTTTTCAAAATCAAGTTTATACTGTAATCTTGTACTCTATGAAGAACGCGATTAAGTCGCAAAATACGACTTACTCGAATATACTAAGAGAACAAGGTCATGAAGACATGGCTAAAATATTGAAGGAGCTATAATGGCAATTACATCTGCAATATGTACGAGCTTCAAACAAGAGTTACTTGTTGAGGGGCATAATCTTACAAATGGTGCTGATAGCATCAAACTAGCGCTTTATACGAGCTCTGCAACTTTGGGAGCGGGCACAACTGCGTTTGTGACTACAGGACAAGCTACAGGAACTAACTATAGCTCTGGTGGTAGTGCATTAACAAACGTGACGCCAACCACATCTGGTACTACCGCAATAGTCGATTTTGCGGATCTTACTTTTGGTACGGCTACTATAACGGCTAGAGGGTGCTTACTATATAACACAACCAACTCTAACAAAGCTATTGCTGCGATAGATTTTGGTGGTGATAAGACATCAACAGCTGGCGATTTTACGATTGTGTTTCCAGCTGCAACTGCAACTGGAGCCATAATCAGATTGGCTTAGAGCGCACTTGGATATGTTAGAATCTAACTATGCCTCTAACCAAACTAAATTTTAAACCCGGAATCAATAAAGAAGAAACCGACTATTCTAACGAAGGTGGTTGGGTAGACGGCGATAAAATACGTTTTAGAAAAGGACGTGTTGAAAAAATAGGAGGATGGGAAAAGTTCTCTCCCTCTTCAATCATAGGCTCTGCAAGAGCTTTACACTCCTGGATTTCTTTAGGAGGTTCAAGGTATTTAGGTATTGGAACTACTAATAAATACTATGTAGAGGAAGGCGGCACATATAACGATGTAACCCCCATACGAAAAAACACAACAAACGCGGCTACCTTTGCTGCTACCAATGGTTCTTCCACTCTTACAGTTACGGATGCTAGTCATGGCGCTGTGAGTGGTGATTTTGTTACATTTTCTAGTGCTGTATCTTTAGGGGGTAATGTAACAGCTGCGGTCTTAAACCAAGAATATCAAATTAGTTTGGTCACTGGCACAAACACCTACGAGATAACAGCAAAAGACACTTCTGGATCTACAGTCACCGCTAATGCCAGCGATTCTGGAAATGGAGGATCAGCAACAGACGCAGCGTATCAAACTAATTCTGGCCTAGACGTTTATGTGGAATCCACGGGTTGGGGTGTAGGAACATGGGGCGCTGGAACTTGGGGTTCATCAACAGCTTTGTCGGACACTAATCAACTACGACTATGGACACACGACAACTTTGGTGAAGATCTTATAATCAATCCGAGAGCTGGCGGTATATTTCGTTGGGTTGAAAACGATGGTTTGACTACAAGAGCAGTGCAATTATCCTCAGTGTCCGGGGCAAATCTAGTGCCCACAAAGGGATTACAAGTAATAACTTCGGAGACAGACAGACACCTTGTAGTTTTGGGAGCGGATCCTATAAGCGGTAGTTCGCGAACAGGAACAATAGATCCTATGCTTATAGCTTTTAGCGACCAAGAAAACGCCTTAGAGTTTGAACCTTTGAGCACAAATACCGCTGGATCACTGCGATTATCGGCTGGCTCAACGATTGTTGGCGGACTAAAGGCTAGACAAGAAATACTTATTTGGACAGACACATCCTTATATTCAATGAATTTTATAGGACCACCGCTTACTTTTGCAATCAACCTTATAAATGAAGGCGCTGGATTGCTTGGACCTAAAGCAGCGGTTAATACTCCAAAAGGCGTATTTTTCATGTCTAAAAAAGGATTTTATTTTTATAACGGCGCAGTGCAAAAACTACCTTGTTCTGTGCAAGATTATGTGTTTTCAGATCTTGACGAATCGCAAGCCTTTAAAACTTTCGGCGGTTTAAATGAGGAGTTTTCGGAGGTTTGGTTTTTCTACCCATCATTAGCAGACGGCGAAAGAGAAATAACGAGATACGTTATCTATAACTACGAGGAAAATATTTGGAGTATCGGATCTTTAGAGCGATATGCTTGGTTGGCGGCTGGTGTCTTAAATAAACCTCTGGCAGCTGGAGAAGACACGTCTGTTAAATATATATACGAACATGAAAAAGGCTTCAACAACGATACAGGATCTATGGATGGTGTATTTGTGGAATCGGCTGATATAGACATAGCAGATGGTGATAACTTCGTATTCTTGAAGCGTATTTTACCTGACATACTGTTTGTAAATGATTTAGGGACTAGCCAGGATCCAGCAATAAACATCGTTGTGAAGCGTCGAGATTTCAGTAATCAAACTTTATCTACGGATTCAACCACACAAATCACAGCCAGTAGCACTTTTGGTTCTTTACGATCTCGCACCAGACAGTTTGTGTTGCGGTTTGAATCAGACGACGATAATACTGAAAGTGATAGAAAGAATTACAAATGGAGGCTAGGCAACACAAGAGTTGAAGTACAACCATCTGGTAGAAGATAGATGAGTAAACTGCTTCAAACAAGACTTCCTATAGCCGAAGGTCAGACTGTTAGCGCAGACACATTCAACCGATTAGTAAGAATATTAGAGATTAACCTGGGATCTGTAGATCCAGATGCCATACAAGTCTTCAATTCAACGGAGATTAGCGAATTGCAATTTGCTACTGGAGCGATTATATTTAACTCTACAACAGAGGTTCACCAGGCGTTTGATGGTACGGAATTTAGGAACCTATACGAACATCAAACTTACTTGACTGGATTGTCTGTTACAATGAGTTTGGGAACAGTAACAGTGAGTACACCATAATGGCTATAAGTGAAGAACTACAAAGAAGAATAGAGAACCTAACTGGCACAATGACTCCCGGAGCTGGAATGGTCGACGCGGGACAAATGTCTGAACAAGACATGAACATGATGATGGCTAACCAAGCCGCAAGAGAAGGCATCAGTGCTCCAGAACAAAGAGCAGCAATGATTAAAAAGACTGCTATAGACATGGGTTTAAACATGACAGATGCTACAGCAAACGCTTTCGGTGTAGGCGCTATGAGTTTTGAAGAAGCTATGGATAGAGCTAGGGGTTCAAACATGGACTTAATGATGGCTCAACAATCAACTAAAGGCGCTATCTCAAACAAAGAAATGGAAATGTTTGAGCAAGCGTCTCCATCGGTTGGTGAGTTTACAGAAGAAGATCAAGAATTATTAGACAGACTACAACAAAGAGAATCAGCAATAACCAATGCCCCTTTAGGATCTTTGGTTCAAGAATTAAGACAACAAGGTCAAGAAGAAGACACAGAGCTTGCACATTTACGCTTGGGCGAAGTCGTTTTGACACCAGAAATGTTAGAAGATGATGCTTTTGCTAATATAGTTGAGAGAAAGTTTGAAGAAGAAGGTATTGATCCAGAAGACGCAACAGTTGGTGGAATTAGAAACCTAAACCCAAGCACAGGCATACAACAGTTTTTTATCAAAAAGCTCGCCAAAGGTTTAAAAAAGGTAGTCAAAAAGATAGCACCTATAGCTCAATTTATACCTGGACCTATAGGAGCAGCGGCTTCTATATATAACAAAGGAAAAACCATAATTGACGTTGCTAAAGGAAAGGCCAACCCTTTGGCTCTACTTTCAGTTGCGGGACCAATGAGAACTGGGCAAAGTTTGAGCGACAGTTTTAAAACACTAACTGGACCAAAAGGAGGTATAAGTGGCTTGTTTGACCAAGTAAGATCTGGTGCAACAAGTTTCTTTACCGATCCTATGAGTACAGTAAGTGGTTTG